TCTAGCTTCTTAAACTGCACCTCAGAGACGCCTTCGACAAAATCGACCAGCTCTTTCATGGTATAATCTTTGCGAGAGAATACTTTGTCACCTTCCACAATCATATCGATACAGTGAGCAATGATCTTAATCTTAGAGTCAAAGACACCTTCATTATTATTCAGCGTCTTCATAATCGAATAGCCTGGATATCTCATCTTCACGGTTACGTTATTGCTCAGTGTGATGGTATTTTGGATGGTATCATCTTTGATGACTTTGGTATTCGAGATGTCAATTGGAGCCTCGAATACATTACCACACTTCTCATCATCATATACCATATTGCAGGTAAATTGCATATCGATTGCTTCACCTATTGATTTGGCTCTCAGAGCAATGAAGAGGAAATCAATATCAAAGAATGGTAGGCTATCAAGATCAATCTTATCTATCATACAGTTATCGATGACTTGCTTTGTCGTTCTGATAATCTCATCATCATCATTTGACTCAGCAGCCATCAGCAAAAGCTTTTCTTCTTTCACGATGAATGGTCGTACTCTCACCTCTTGACCGTTCGATGGTAGTTTCAGTTCATAGATAGGTAATTCTATCTTTGGTAAAGACATAATATTTTCCTTTTCAAGTTATATATCAGTAAGACCTATTCTGGACAGAGGTGTCTTTGTTGTACCACCAGATTGGCCATTAGGCACCAGACTGAATGTGGCGTCTGTGCCAGCCGAATTCTTATTCAATGCGTCGCGAGTAGGTCTATTCCACCATGAATAGGTGAAGGTGATACCGAGTCTAAGAAACTGATCGTCTGCCCATGTGACAGGTTGTGGATTGACCAGAACTGGATAGGCCTCGTTCAATGTGAAAGCATACTGTGGTATCATGTATGCGTTGCCTCGAAAATCCACATCACCTTCTTCATCATAGTGGTATATGTCAATTCGCGCACGATAGTTGTCACGATATTCAAAGTCAAAGGTATTGGTTGGATTGATAGTTTCCATCCAGTCATCGAAGAACTGTCTCTCGATACCTTCATTACGGCATAAGAATGTCATATTGATATCTTCATACACAGACTGATAAGGCATCTTGAAGTTAGGGCCATAGTATCTCAGTTCTACGGCCTGAAGACCTCTGCCTGGAAACTCTGCCGCCTCACACAGGTATACCAGGTCTCTTTCGATACCTGCATTACCAGTTACTTTCCTTAGAGCATTGCCTTGTGGTCGAATGACCGCAGCGAAGCGACAACTCTTGGCTAATCCACCGAAGTCTCGACTTACACTTTCGAAGTCGATCATATCTAAATTTTCAGGTGCGTTACTTATTGGAAAATCTGCCATTTTATTATCCGTTATGTTCGAACATGGCCACAGGCAAATTGATAGCCTTCTGCCATTCACTGGGAACAATTTCTATGAATTTACTGCGTACATGGGAGAATAGATATCGCTTGACACATGGTCTTGTGGTCTTGGCCAGCTTCTTGGAGCTGCTCAACAGGTCATATGTCAGTCTGAGTCTGGTCTTATCTGACATGTTATTGCTGGTGCGAAATTCAGATAGCTTGCTAATCAACCAGGCTCGTTCACCTGGTGAGATATAGTGCAGGTTGAGACCTAAGAATCCATCAGTGTATGGTTCAATTGGGAATACCAAAGGGAACCTGTCGTACATGGGTAAGGTCTTCTTGTGCTTTGGATCATAATAGAAGAAGTACATGCGGCCGATGACTGCACCATCACGACCACGTTCTTCATTAGAGACGAGCTTCTTTCGGTAGCCAGCCGCAGAGGTGGCTTTACCTACGAACCAATCAGTCGAATCTTGTTGTTTGTTTGCTATGAGTACCATAAGTCTATTTATATGTTGCCAAGGGCTTGCCAGTGTGCTATAACAGGTATGCCATCGATCATATGAATTACTTTATACCTAGTTCATCTTCGGTGATGAGTTTGAAATCCCATCCCTTATCCAGACAGTATTCAGTGGCTGATTTCCATTTGGCTTGATTGACACCCCATGTCATTACCTCAGTGATATATCTCTTGGTCTTCTTATTGGTAGGTATCTTGGGTTCTCTGGTCTGGATCTTTGGTTTGACCTCTAGCATCAATGTCTTTACGGTACCATCAGGGTTTCTAAGCTTTGCAATGAAGTCTGGGAAATACCTGTGAATTTTATTGTCTACTGGTGACCGATATGGTATAGCCATTTCTTCCGAAGACCATTCTAGCACGTTGATATTTTCGTCTAAATAGACCATGAGTTTACGTTCCCATAGCGAGCGATAGATAATGCCCGTTGGATCGCCTTTGTATTTGCTGGGGTTCTTAGGTGAGAATTTGCCTTTGTATGCCATATAAATATATATACCTTATTTTGGAGTTCAATAATAAATGCCCGATTTTCCTACATGGGATGAGTTTACAGGTTTTATTGGAAACCTTGCTACAACGATTGATACGAGTAATGATCCGTCACAAGATAGAAATGGTTTGGCTCAAGGTGAGTACAATTTCACTTCGCATGTTTTCCCAGAAGACCTTTCAGCCGACTATCACGGACATTATATAGTCATCAATATCAATGTACCTACTTACAAAGGTCAATCGAGAAGTGCGTACAGTTCTGCTAGCCAGCAAGGTGCACCTGGTCTCAATATTGATGTGAGCACCAAGGTTTTGACCAATGAATATTCTAAGGTAGACAATCTGAAATTCAATGCTGGTGCAGAACCAGTATCTAGTGGTCCTGGCGCAGGGCCAGTATCGAGTAGTCGTGGAAATTTAAGAGAATTTGGATCCATAAAGCGTAGCACCAGAAGAATAGCAGCATCAATCGCATTATTTATGCCTGCACAGGCCAAATATACTCACGAAAATAAATATGATGAGGTATCACTCACTGCATTTGGTGCCAAGGCTGCTGCCATCGGTGTTGGTTTTGGTGGTAGTATGATAGCTGGTAGTGCAGGAGGCGCAGCGACCATCGGTAATCTAATTGGTATGATAGGTGGTGCAGCCAAGACAATTGGTCAAGCCTCATCGTTGCTAGGTTTCCCTATCAATCCAAGAATGGAGGTTCTCTATACAGGTACACCTCAGAGACAGTTCATATTTGAATTTCTGATGGCACCTAAGAATCAGACCGAATCGCTTGCAATTAAGAGAATTATTGACACGCTCAGATTCCATGCTGCACCTGAGGTTGAGACGCTACTAGGGTTTATTCCAACATTCATACCACCATCAGAGTTTGATATCACCTTCTTCACCAGAGGTAAAGAGAATACCAATATTCCACGAATCAATACCTGTGTGCTAGAAAGCATTGCTGTCGATTATGCACCTACAGGCGGTATCTATTCTACTTTCACTAATGGCTATCCTGTGGCTACAGTACTGAGCATGGCCTTCAGAGAAACAGAGATTCTGCACAAGCGCAGAGTTCTACAGGGGTTCTAATACATGTCAAACTATTTTGGTAAATTTCCTAAAATACCATACGATATCAATCGCGTACCGAATAGTTCTGAGTACCAGGCCGTAACCAATATCTTTCTACGCATGAGAATGGTTAGAGAGGTTTTAAACAACTTATCCGCCTATTTCGTGTACCTCATCACCGAAGGTGACAAACCAGAAATCCTTGCAGAGAAGCTCTATAAAGATCCTGAAGCACACTGGATGATCCTTTATGCGAATGACATTATCGATCCAGTGAGTCAATGGCCTCTAGGATATAATGACTTCAATAACTATGTTGCTAACAAGTATGGTTCGATTGCACTATCTCAGACCACCTATCATCACTATGAGAAGATAATTACCAGACTAGATAACGCGACGCAGACCACAACTATTCAGAGAATCATCATTGATGCCGCCTCTCAGGCAACCACGACCACACCATACGATAACTATACAGATATGGCATCTAGCACCGTGACTACATATGTGGTGAATGGTAAGTCTGTCAAAGAAACCATCACGAAATCAGCTATCAGCAATTACGACTACGAGCTTGAAGTGAACGAGGCAAAGAGACAAATCAAGATTATCAAACCAGAATATTATGGATATATTCTCAATCAGTTTGATAATTATACAGGCGCCTCTAAGATACCATATATCAGAGGTGTACTATAATATGTCAGAAACATCAACAGAAATATTTGATGCGCTCACTAATATCGGCATCTATGTTGAAGGTATAACTTCGGACCAGTCTTATGACCTGACAGTTCGTGAGGTTCTGCTAGGTGAAAGCCTTCTGACACCTGGTCTTCAGACCTCTGTCAAGGTGCATAGTTATTTTCATGGTCTACCAGTGAAGAATCTCAATCTCTATAAAGAACAAGATATCACAATTAAAATCAATAAGCCTGTCTTGGCTCAGATAGGTGTACCTGAAGATTTCATAACCACGCAGACCATATACCGTATCGATAATCGTAGATTAATTGGAGGTACCACAGAAGAGTTCATCATTCATGCCTGCCATGACACACAGCTAGAAGATGCCAAGACGCTGGTCAGTAAGTCATGGAAATGTGTACCACCATCTGAGATTGTAGAATATGTGCTAGGTTCATGTGTTGGTGCTGAAAACCCTGATATCGAACAATCTGATCCCGCCAGAGATTATATCGCAGAGAATGTTCATCCGTTTCAGGTGGTATCAGCACAGGCTGGCTATGCTCTGGCTAGAGGTAGTGATCCTTCGTTCCTTCATTATATGACATACCTGAATAATAGCAGCGGCGTCCATCATTTTCGTTCACTGGCCACACTCACTCGTCAGTCACCAAAATATACGTTCATCTTTAATGAATCGAATAATGCCTATGCCAATCCATACTCAATACTCTCATATTCTTTCCCTTGCGATTTCGACCTTCTTTCTGATATTCTGAATGGTATCAATGGAGCAGGTGACAGCATCAATTCGATAATGCTATTCAATCCAGCCAATAAGACATTCAGTCTAATGGGTGGTGATGATGCGGGTGGTTGTGGTAATGGTTCAGCCGTTATGAAGGCAGCTATATCAAATCAGAACAGTGCGAAAGACCAAGATAGCTGCCCTGACTATGCAAAAGAATACCTACTCAAGCGTCAGGCCAGAATGGGTCTGCTCGAAAAAGATAAAATCGCATTGCGTATGACAGTACCATTCAATCCGGCCCTTCATGCAGGTAATGTAATCAGAGCAGAGATTGTCAATAAAGAAGCCGCAAAGGGTGGCTATAGAGTATTAAATTACGGCAGTGGTGATTATCTTATTCTCCATCTATATCATAGAATATTAAATGGTGGATATTCTACCACTGAGATCGATTGTGTGGCGAGAACATTTACTAAGGAGGATGTGTAATCATGCCTAAGGGTTCAGCAGCGAGTAGCATGGTATATGGCATTGTGGTCGGCGGTGACATGGAAGATCCTGCTGGCGACCAGAGTGGTAACGTAAGAGTATATTTCCCAGGTATTCATGGTAAGAACGTAGATATCAAACATCTGGCCTTTAGCACCAGACTAATGGGACCAGATAGACATTCTCAGCAATCATTCAGTGGTGGATTAGATCCAGGTTCGATGGTTGTCTGCATGAAAGATACTGGCTCCAATTCATGCCAGATTGTAGGCCTAGCCAATGATGTGAATAAGCGCGACAGTCTGGTACCTGGTGCTACTGATCTATTAGAGAACATCGCACACATATTCTCTCGCTCTACTGGTGTAATGATTCCGCCTAAGATTCAGGCTGGATCTAAAGACGGTATCAAGAACTTTAAGATTGTCGAACAGAAAGAACATAGCCATGACCTGACAAAAGGTCTGCCAACCCATGCAGCATTATTTCCAATGGCTGGAGCTATCATTCCACAGGTCAAAGGTATCGCAACAGCCATAGAAAGCACACTGAATATACCTGGTGCAGACATACTAGCCCAGCTGCCTGGTGTGGCATTATCAATTGGTTCTCTATTCGACACCATCACAGGCACCAGAAAGTTTGCGAAGATTCTCAATAAGAAAATGAATCCAGGTGCGCTTGCTGCATTTACCAGTATGTCGGTGCTATTACAGACCGTAGAGGATAGCGAGAGCGCAGGGTTCATGCCATCAGGACGTGTCAATCCAGATGTATTCGCAGCCAACGCAATTGATCTATTGGTCCAATGCACTAATCTTTCTGATGTTATGCACACCTCTCAGAGATTACAATTCGATAGTAGTCTGCATGGTATGGACGCATACGGATCAACCATCATACCTGTGAAGTCTCAGTATGGTACTAAGTTTCAGAGCTTTCATCCGACCAGCGGTGATATGCTGACCCTCGCGCCCGCGGCCGTGGCTGTTGCAGAGAAGCTTGCTGGTGCTGCAATGGGTGGATTCCCTAGTGCAATACCAGGCCTTAATCTATTTGGTGGTTCGGCTGGCACCATGATGAAGATGTTTAACAGATTACCTGCTGGAGATATGGCAAAGGCTATCGCCCTCGGCACTCTGTTGAATCAGTCTGGTATCGCATCAGCAATGTCGAATGGAATAAAAGAAGTGGTAAATGGTGGTAATCCTCTCACAAAGATATTCGAGTAATAATAATGGTAGATAATCCTACAGCAGCAATCAAGACAGCCTTTCCAGACCAGAAGTTTGTGGCTGGTGACAGCGTTTCTTTTGGTAGTTCAGGAGAGAAATTCACATATACGGCTGATGGTAAATTTGAATCGGCTGGTAAGGCTGAAGGTGGTGCATCTGCATCTAGTACACCTAATAAATGGGATGGTCCTGAAGACGCTCGTAAGAAAGAAGGCGCTGGTAAATACCCAAATTATTATACCCATAAGACCAGGTCTGGTCATAGCTTTATGATGGATGACTCCAAAGGTGCAGAGAGTGTAACACTACAGCACCGCACTGGTTCAATGATACAGATGGGTTCCGATGGTGTGGTTCACCTGAGAGCGCAGAACGGTCAGTATCAGATCACCTTCGGTGAGAACCGCATATATGTTTCTGGTGCTCAAGATATCACGGTCGATGGTGCAGCCTCTCTGACAGTCAAGCAAGATTATAATATTAAGGCCAAGAATGTAAATCTGACAGCAGAAGAAGATTTCAATATCACGGCTCGCAATGTTAACACAACGGCTAGAGGTGCAGTTGATACCATTGGTAAGAGCAAGACAGATAAATTTGAAGGTTCGGTTTCAATTCAATCGGTCGGTGGTGCAATGATGTTAAAATCAAAATACGCATTTCTTGCCGCATCATTGAGTGATACTCTAATGCTCGCAGGTATGAATGATGTGTCTGTCTTGTCAAATCTAGGTAAGATAATGCTCAAATCATATGGTAGACTTTCAGCATTATCAGCGACCAGTGAGGTGGTGCTACAAGGTAAAAATATATCAGCATCGGCCACAGAAAATATTAAAGTTAGTGCAGGCGACACAGCATCTATATATGGTGCTTCTGCAACTGGTATTAAAAGCGGTGGTCTTGCATATCTGACCGCCACTTCAGTTTTACACCTATATGGATCTGGAATAAAATATACTCCTTCTATGTCAGCTGGTGCATCACAGTTCAGTGAGATGGTCACTACTGACGCTGATGATGCGGCTCGTATTCAAACAAAACCTGTACCACCTCCATCCTCATAAGGTATAAATAACAATATGGCAGTAAATGTAACAAGAACCCCAGATTTCTCAGACCTCGACCTTGATTTTATTGCTCATCCGACCACAAAGGATGTAGTAAGAAAAACTGGTGTCGATGCTATCAAGCGTTCTGTTCGCAATCTAGTTTTGACCAATTTCTATGATCGACCTTTCAGAACATATATTGGTTCTAATGCGGTCAAATTACTATTCGAACCAGCAAATTCATTGGTGGCCAATCAACTGAAAGATGCCATATTACAGGTCATCACGAACTTTGAGCCGAGAGTTACCGTAACTGATGTCGATGTGAACTTTGATTATGACCATAACGGATATAATGCAACGATTCGATATACGATAAAGAATACAGCACAACCAGTTGTATCAACAATTTTCTTAGAAAGAATTAGATAGATATGGCAGCCACAGCTAATACCGCATTGAGAGTCACAGAGTTAGACTTTGACGGCATCAAGAATAACCTCAAGAACTTTCTGAGAAGTCAGACAGAATTTCAAGACTTCGACTTCGAAGGTTCTGGTATGTCTGTGCTGCTCGATATTCTAGCCTATAATACGCACTATATGGGTTATTACTTAAACATGGTCAGCAATGAGATGTTCCTTGATACGGCTCAGATTCGTAATTCAGTTCTCTCACATGCCAAGGCTATTGGTTATGTACCTCGCAGCCGTGTAGGTGCAGAGGCTCTCGTCAATATTCAGGTGACACCATCATCAACCGAAAGCAATGTATCCACATCACTCACAATGGCCAAATACACAAGATTCCTAGGCGAAGACATAGACGGCGTAAACTATCCATTCGTAGCATACAATTCTAATACGGTAGTCAAATCAGGTTCATCTTTCACATTCAGTAATGTTGTCATTAAGCAAGGCGAGGTGATGACAAACCAGTATCTCATGGATGCAACCAATACACAGAGACGTTTCTCTATACCATCAGCCAACGTAGATATCGATACGATTGCGATATATGTCCAGGAATCTAGCTCTAACACATACAAGACCACATATACCATCAACACCAACATCATCGACCTTGACTCAAATTCTACAGTCTTTTTCGTAGAAGAAAATGAGAGTTCGCAATACACATTCTATTTTGGTGATGACACGATAGGTAAGAAACCAAGGGTTGGTAATATCATCAACTGTACCTATATCGATACTGTAGGTGCACCAGCAAATAGCATATCAAAGTTTGCACCTACAGATAGAATTGGTGGTGTATACCGCGACAATGTAATCATCACCACAGCCACAGCCTCATATGGTGCATCTGATAAAGAAACGATTGAAGAGATACGATACAGAGCCCCTTATGCCTATACCACACAGAACAGAGCAGTAATTGCGAGCGACTATCAGAATATTCTTAGAAATGAGTTCAGCAATATTGATGCCGTGTCTGTATGGGGTGGCGAAGACAATGATCCTGTGGTATATGGTAAGGTCTATATGTCTATCAAACCAAAGCAGAATTATGCTCTGACAAATGCAGACAAAGACTATATCAAGAATCAGTTAATAGCAACAAGAAACATATTGAGCATTGTGCCTGAGATTGTAGATCCAGACTATACTTATATCCGTATCATCGGTGACGTTACCTATAATTCTTCGTTGACGACCCTTCAACCTAACCAGCTATTGGCTTTGGTAGAGGCTGCTATCCTTGACTACAACAACAATGAACTGAAGACGTTCAATTCAACCTTCAGAAAGTCTAAGCTTCAGGCCTATATCGAGGCCGCCGACAAAGCAATTACAGGTAGTGACCTGACAATCTTCATGCAAAAGAGGGTCTACCTGGCCACAACTGCGGCATCTGGTTATACAATCAACTACAATATGCCTATCGCAAAAGGTAATTACCTCTATCGACTATATTCATTCCCTCAGATATATGTGAATGATTCTTCTAATGTTGAAAGAGAGATATTGTTTGAAGAGGTGTTGGATTCTGCAACCGGTATCAATTCATATAATATCACCAATCCAGGTTATGGATATACGACAGCACCTACAATCACCATTGAAGGTGACGGATATGGTGCGACTGCTGTGGCCACAATCATTGGTGGTCGTATCGTGAACATCACATCGACAAACAAAGGATCTGATTACACCCGCGCAACTGTCACCATATCTGGTGGTAATGGTAGCGAAGCAACGGCTACAGCACAGCTAGAAAGCAATTATGGCACCATCAGAACATATTACTTCAGTTCTGCTGGTGACAAGGTTGAGATTCTTGGTAATGCAGGCACAATCAATTATGCGACAGGAATGTTGACCATAAACTCACTATATACCACAGGTGCGGTCGATAATGAATTCTATGACCCAGATGTTCTGACATTCTTTGCACCTATTCAAAAAGATATGATCTCACCAAAGAGAAACAGAATCCTTACAATTGATGACAATGATGCGAAGAGTATCCAGGTACAGATGGTTGCTGAACAATAATGTCTGCTAACAACATAATCTCAGGTCTAGTTAATTCTCAGGTACCGTTCTTTGTAAGGAACGATCACCAAACATTTGTCACGTTCATTCAGAAGTACTATGAATTCCTTGAACAGAGCGAAGGTCTTCTTGATATCAAAGAAAACCTGCTTTCATATGGTGATATTGACTATGTGAGCAGAAAGAAAGCTGTTGATGCTGGTAGCTTTTATTATCCTGTTGCTAATCCATATTATGAAGCTGATACCTATTATCGACCATATCTAAGAAGCAATGATGATGACATAACCAATAATCAGTATGATAACACTGTTGGCCGAATAGGTGTTATTAGGATGGTATCCTACATGGCTACTCCTATTCCAAGAAGCACTTTCACAGGCGTCGACCTAAATCTCTATGATTATCTGGCAACGGGTGGTACAGGCACATATCTGAGCGGTTCGTATGCCGATCTTAATGGTACAGGTGTTGGTGTAACAAATCTCGACCAATCATTATGGGACGGTTATTTCAATGATTTGCCAAATGGAACAGGCACACCAACATTAACTACAAAAGCTGATGGTATCATTCGCCCAATGATAGATATTCAGAGAGATAATCCTGGGTACTTTTCAAATGATCTCTTCTATAATGTCGTTACTACATGGTCAGCACAAGATGGACCTTCGGCACTCGAAACAATTATAAAAGAAAAGCTATATGCAAACTATCTAAAGGCCTTCCCTAAAGATATGCAGATAGACAAGGCTATGTTGCTGAAACATGCCAAAGAATTCTATCTGACCAAAGGTACCGAGAGATCGATCAAGTTTTTGATGAAAATCATGTTCGGTGAAGAGAATGTGGATATCTATTATCCTAAGAACGATGTCATCAAGGCCTCTGATGGTAAGTGGTATATTCAGAGAACACTTCGCGTCAATGATACAAAAATTGATGGTGTAGCCAATAATGATATCAATGGCATTCAAAGCTATGTGCGTCGTATCATTACTGGTGTTACCTCTGGTGCAGTGGCTACGGCCGAGAGTGTAGACCGATTCTACGAAAAAGGTACACAGATCGATGAGATCACACTTTCTAATATTCGTGGTACATTTAGAAATGGTGAGCAAGTAACAGCAGTATTCAATTACGAAGGCGAAAGCACACTTAAGACCATCACATCAAATATCTATAGTGGTATTCTCAACTCAGTTTCAATTACCAATCCAGGTACAGGATATAGTCTAGGTGACCATCCTACCATTACCAGTAGTACAGGTAGCGGTGGTGACATTCAGATTTCAGCAATCACAGGCGGTAACATCTCATCTATCACCGTAATTGATGGTGGTGCAGGTTTTAGAGCAAATGACTATCTTCTATTTTCTGTGGCTCCTGGTAAAACAGGTTCAGGTGCGAACGGTCAATTGACTCTCGTATTGGCTGACAATTCAACTCATCCAAACTCATATAACATCTGTTTTCATACCATCAATCTTGAGGCCAATACGGTTATTGGTAGTGCAAGTTATGCTAATCTGGTATTTTCTGTCAGTGATCCTGCTAATAACTGGATTCAGAACTCACTATCATTTTTTGCATATTCAAACACTGGACCTGCTCGTATAATCAGAATCAATAGCGCAGGTGCAGACTATTCTGAGCTACCAGATATCTCTATTCTTGCAAACAATAGAGTGCGCGAACTAGGTATTCTTGGTCGTATGACCATCTATAATGGTGGTAGTAATTATGCAAACGGTGACACCATCGTAATCACAAACGTCAGTGGTGGTTATGGTTATGGTGGATTAGGCAATGTTAAGTCTATCAACGCTACTGGTGCAATTACTGGTGTTGAATTCAAAGGTATACAAGGGCATATCATTGGTGGTGCAGGATATTCTATCGATGCTTTACCTACTGCATCTGTCACATCAGCTAGTGGTGTTGGTGCAAACATTGCCGTCACAGGTATTCTAGGTGAAGGTGGTTCATTTATTTCTACCAATAGTACGATTGGTGGTATCGAAACGATATCAATCTTGACCAGAGGGTCTTCTTATGAAGATGGTAACACATTCATCAATCTTACTACGCTAGGTGACGGCACTGCACAGGCTTCTATCTCGGTCGTGGAAGGTGTCTATGAATATCCAGGCCGTTATCTGAATGATGATGGTATGCCTAGCTCATATAATTTCCTTCAAGACCTTGACTATTATCAGAACTTCTCATATGTTGTTCGTGTACCTCAATCAATCGAGAAGTATCGTAAGACAATCAAAGAGCTGGCTCATCCTGCTGGTCTGAAGTTGTTTGGTCAATATATGCTAGAAAGCACCTCTAATGCTGCTAATAGTGTGCTGTCTGCGACCGATTCCCTCAGAAGCTCAATAAAGCTGAAGAACTACGTCAAGACTGGTAATACCATCAATATCAACTATCCTGCACACGGGCAGACTGTTGGTAATACGGTATATCTCAGCTTTGCAAATTCTTCTATAATATTGACCGCTAATTCAGATATTCAAAGTAATGTTACTAGTGGAAGTTATGGTGTTACTGGTATGATTTTGGCTATGGCGACTGGCTCTACTGCTGCATCTTTCTCATCTCAATTAGATAAGAACCTATTCAATTTTTTCGTAACTGGTAGTACAAGCAATACATCACCTAGATATCCAAATAGTTATGCTGACGTTGCAGCGCGAGGTACTGCTGTTATCTCAGGTGATAGCGCCGCCTATCTCACTTATATCATTAATAGCGGAAATTATGTGGCCAATGCTACAATGCAATCATTTATGAGTAATGTAATTTCTCAGATGATTTCTTTACAGCAAGCCAATAATGGCTATTTCTATTCAGGTTTATTCTCTAACATTTCCACTACTGGAAATTCTACAGTTGACGGAATCTACACAGTGACCAAAGCTGGCACAGCCAATAACTTTGAGGCCATAGAACCTAGAAGTGCAGTTGCTAATGTCCGCATCATCAACCCTGGCCTAGGTTATAGCAATGCAAATGCTTTCATAACTTTCTCGAACGAGGGTTATGGTGCCGCCAATGCAACCTATACGACAAACGCTAATGGTGCGATCATGTCTGTCACCATCTCTGACTATGGTAAATACTATACGACAAGACCTACAGCTACTGTAGATAAGACGGCTACCTATCTAGCTACACTCTTTGTCGACCTCATTCATTATGCAAATAATATCAACGGTACCGTGAATGTTACCTTTGGAATAGCCTAAATATTTTACAAACCCGAGGACTAAATGCCTACATCAGCCACACTAATCAAGTTGAGAGTTAACTCAGCAGAACAGTTCAAAGAATCTGTTTCTGAGCCTGCCAACACTAAACTATATCTAACATACGGCAAAGTAACTGGTTGGGCAAATGATGCTGCGCCTCCTTCGGCTAATAGTTCTGTGGCCACTGAATATGAAGTTTGGCACAATATGATTGGTGGTAAGAAGCTTCTAGGTAGTGATATCTGCCATGCTATACCTCGATACAACTGGACCGCTGGAACATATTATTGTGCTTATGACCATTTGAATCCAAATTTGGTTGACGGAAGCACTCAGTTCTATGTGATGAATAGCAACTATGATGTATATAAGTGTATTTCAAATAACTATAGTATATTCTCAATAGTAGAACCGAAAGCTATCAATCCTGCATCTGTCACAGAAACATCTGATGGTTATATATGGAAGTATATGTATAGTGTAGCATCATCTGATCTTTTGAGATTCACCACGAACTCTTATATACCAGTCAGAAGCGTTCCTTCTGACGACGGCACTCTACAGTGGACTGTGCAGTCTTCGGCGATTGATGGTGCGATACTATATTGTGCAGTGACATCTAATGGTACTAGATATTCAAATACTTCAAACATAATTGTCACCATAGCAGGTGATGGTGTAAGCGCAACCGCTACCGCTAATATCAATACCTTGACGAATACAGTGAATAGTATTCGTATGACAGACTATGGTATCGGATATACCTATGCAACCGTCACCATATCTGGAGGTGGTGGTACAGGAGCAACCGCAAAGGCCATCATCAGCCCACCAGGAGGGCATGGTACGAGTGCATTGTATGAATTAGGTGCATGTAATCTCATTCTGAATCCACAATTAAAAGGTTCAGAAGAAGGTGTATTACAGGTCGCAAACGACTTCAGACAGATTTCGATACTGAAAGATCCTTTGGCTAGAGACGGTTCGAATGTATTTTCTAATATTGCTTTCTCGCAGGCCTATGCCTTCAAGACAATTGGTAACGGTGACTATGTGCAAGACGAAATTGTATATCAGGGTGGTTCACAAACGTCTTCAATTTTTTCAGGGCAAGTTCTTTCATGGGACTCGTCAAATGGTATTGCAACTGTAATAAATACACTTGGAACACCAACATCAGCCGCTCTCATAGGTGCCAACTCATTCGTTAGCCGATACGTCAGCACGATCACCCAAAGAGACCTGACAATATATACTGGTCAAGTGCTGTATGTTGATAACTTTACGAACATTACTAGATCATCGGATCAAACAGAAGACTTCAAGATCGTACTGAAATTCTAAAAGGAAAAGAATTAAAATGGCGTTACCAAACACAGCAAATTCAGGTCTAGCTAATACAACTACGCTAACCACAAACTTCAACGTAGATCCTTACTACGATGATTTTGACAAGTTCAGCAACTATAACCGTATTCTTTTCCGTCCTGGTTTCGCCCTTCAGGCTAGAGAGCTGACGCAGATTCAATCAATCCTTCAGAACCAGATCAGTTCTTTTGGTAAGCATGTCTTCAAAGAAGGTAGCATCGTTCTACCAGGTTACTTCAACATCGACAAAGATATTAGCTATGTCAAAGTCAATGATATAGATAACTCAGGTAATACCGTAACTATTGCAAACTATGATGGGCTTACGGTGAAAGGTACCGATAGTGGTGTTGTGGCCATCATCTTCATGACAGCAGAGCCAGACGACGCTACAGAATCTAAGACCATCTTTGTTAGCTATCAGAATTCTGGTGACAATAACACATCGAAGACTTTCTTGGATAATGAAGTACTCACAGCACAAGACGGATCAGGCAAGACACTAAAGACAAAACCTTCAGCAGCGACAGGTTTTGGTTCTATGTTCACCATCAGCGATGGTGTATTCTACGCCAAAGAACACTTCATCTATTTCTCTAAGCAATCTATCATCCTTTCAAAGTATAGCACAAATCCTAGCTGTAAGGTCGGATTCTATATCTCAGAAGATATCATTCGCTATACACAGGATCAGAGCTTGCTAGATCCAGCTCAAGGATCATCCAACTATTCTGCGCCAGGTGCTGACCGTTTCAAATTATCACCAATACTCTATAAAATAAACTACACAGAGGTTGTTGGACCGCCAGACTATGTTGCTCTATTCTCTATCAATGAAGGTATTGTTGAAACACTCTATGAAAAATCACAATATGCCATCATCAATGAGTATTTCGCAAAGAGAACTTTCGACGAATCTGGTGACTACTATGTGAACGGATTGACTACATCTATTAGAGAAGACCTTGATGATGGTACAAATCTAGGTTATAGTTCAACAGGAAGCTCAAGTAATCTATCCGTTATCATCGATCCAGGTGAGGCCTATGTCAAAGGATATCCTGTTGGTTCTTTGAAAGCAACCCGCATCTCAATTTCTAAGGCTACAACCTTTGCAAACGTAAACAATCAGGTCGGCGCAACAAGTGAAGGTAATTATTTTCTCGTAAAAGAAGTGGTTGGTAGACTAGAGCATGACGTTGGTACATCTATCGACCTCTATAATACTGCACAGCTTCGTTTGACTACATCTACAGGTAGCCCAACAGGTAGCGGTTATTTGATGGCTGGAGGTAATAAGATTGGTACAGCCAAACTAAAGAGCTTAGATTATGATGGTGGTTATACATCATCACCTAGTGCCACATTTAGATTATATCTCACAGATATTCAAATGCTAGGTAGCAATTCCGTTACATCTATTCGCAGTGTGTATCAAGATAATGCGGATGCAGATTTCGTTGCCGACATTGTGACCAGCTCAAACAATGCGCTACTCTATGATAGCACACAATCACTCATCTATGACATTGGTGCGATAGGTATCAAGACTGTCCGCGCAACTGATGGCACTTCTGTAGATACGTCTTATTCATATAAAAAATCTGAAGCCGTGACAATTGCAGCAGGCGGTACAGGTTCTATCACCATCACGGGTGATTTCTTCCCTTATGGTAATAGTGCTACACTAACTTCGACACAGAAGCATGATATCACACTCACATCTAAAGATTCTTTCAATGTCAAGCAGTCTGGTACAATAACATCAGGTAGTGGTACGACACTCAACGGTCTATCTACATTTTTCCGCGATAGATTGAATGTTGGTGATAGGCTTACACTATCTACGAACACCAGTTATTTCATTATCACAGGTATTGCAAATAACACAACACTGACTTTAGATAAAACCGTACCATACATCGATTCTAACACTTTCTTCAAAGCCTATCTTGCAGGAGATATTATCGATCTCGCAGGTGTTGGTTCTGATGCCGGCACCACAAGAAGTGTCGTAACAGGATCTGGTGGCCAAACAATTACTTTCGATTTGAAAGAAGGTTTGACCAGTTCTAGAAGTGCATATATCTCATATCGCGTCATAAAAAATACAGCCAGAGAAATGGCTAAGACACTTCGCCCAGCCAGATATATGTCAATAAACTGTGCAAGCGTTGGTACATCTGGTCCTTTCTGCCTTGGGTTCTCTGATATCTATAAGGTCAACTATATCATCAAGAAGACTGGTTCATTACCATCATCTATTACAGATGGTACAGATGTGACTAGCTACTTTACCGTAGATAACGGTCAGAGAGACGAGCTATATGAACTCGGTTATATTACTCCAAATGGTGTAGCTCTTGGACCAACTGATTTTCTCCTTGTCCAGCTAGACTATTTCTATCCAGATACCACACAGGGCCAAGGCTACTTCTCTGTCGATTCGTACACACCTATCATCAATGATACGAATCCTACATCATCACAGATTAAGACCTCTCAGATACCTGTATACACTTCACCAGTGACGGGTATCAGATATGACCTGAGAAACTGTCTCGACTTTAGACCAGTAAAAGATATCACAGCAACCGATGCAACTACAGCCGGAACAGCAAGTGCAGCAACCGCTTCTACTACATTCGTAAAGAAAGCTGGACTGATGTATCTTGCTGCGCCTAATCAGCAATTACAGTACGACTACTCATATTATGTGCCAAGAAGAGATGTTGTCACCGTAGACAAAGACGGTAATTTTGTCGTGACGAGCGGTGTTCCTTCGGTTGCACCTGTTACGCCTGTATCTCCTGAAAATACGATGGTGCTATCTTCATTGTATATCTCACCTTATCCTTCTTTATCACCAACATATAGTCAAATCGTAAATAGAAAAGATTTGGCTTGTACCGTTCGAACACTCGCCACTCAGAGATTGACAATGCGCGACCTTCAGACAATGAAGCAGCGTATCGAGAACCTTGAGTATTATGTGGCTCTCAACCTACTAGAAAAATCTGCTGTGAACTTGAAGATTCCTGATTCTGCTGGAAATGATAGATTTAAGAATGGTATCTTCACAGATACATTTGCAGACCACTCACTCGGCGCAAGTACAAGTACAGAGTATCGCATAACCGTCGATTCTGAAGAAAAGAGTATTCGACCAATCTACGACATGTTCTCTATACCATATCGCACAACTACAGGCGGAAATACCGATTGCGTCATTGTCGGTGATTATGTCATGCTTCCATATACTGAACAATCTTGTTTCACACAGAATGTGGCCACAGGATATAGAAACATGGAAACAAACGTCTATCGTTATTACGGTACGATGAATGTTAGATCCAGCACCTCTGGTACCGATAATGATTTTTGGGTTGACCTAGATCAGCTCGATAAGAACAATCTCGAAATCACATCAAACAACTATGATGGCGGACCACTCACAACTGATTGGAACGCTTGGCAGACTACAATCACAGGATATAATATCTATGATTCTTCAGGTAGAGTTCTGACAACTATCAGCGCAGATCAAGATCGTTGGACTGTTAATAGCCAGGCACAAGCCTTGGCACAAGCATATGGATCCGTTCAATTAGAAACAGTCACGAAATATGATAGAACTGGTACTGAACACTATTTGAAAACCATATCAGCATCGGTTGATTTTGGTAATCAAGTTGTGAATGTGGATCAAATTACCTATATCAGACCACAGACACTTACTTTGACCATTAATGGTGTGAAGGCCAATACGAAGTTTTATACATTCTTCGATGGTCGAAATATGACCAGTTACACAAGACCTTTAACTTCTAATGGTGCATATGTAGGTGTGAATACTGCTATCAATGTCTCTTCTGCAAACGGTCAACTATTTGCAGAGATGCAAATACCTACGACTGGTATTAGATTTACCACTGGTACAAAGCAGATTGTTGTCACAGATAGCCCAACAAATGAATCTGATGCCACATCTTCTGCAACAGGATATTTTTCCGCACAAGGTCTCGTACAACAGAAACAACAAAATATTCTATCTACAAGAACTATCATTCGCGCACAGAGAGAAGTACCAGATAGTTATACCGATAGACCTATAACAAATTTCAATCGTATTGTTCGTAGCTCTAGCTGTATGGGTTATTCATTCTTGGTTAGAGCGCCAGAAGGTGAAGAAGGTTTGTTCCTGTCTAGCGTTGATCTATATATCGCAGGCAAATCCTCAACACTAGGTTTCTGGATTGAAATCCGTGAAATGGATGCGGGCGGCGGCATCACTAGAAATGCTATACCTCTAAGCTCAGTAAATATTTCTGATCCTAACAGTATTATCATATCTGATGATGCCTCTAAGGCAATGAACATTAAGTTCCAAGTACCTATTTTCCTTTATGCAGATAGACAATACGCACTGTTGATGCACCCATATGGTTCTAATCCTGATATGTATTTCTGGGTCGCAAAGACTGGCCTACCTGATGTGACAAGTGGTACACAGTTCACATCCCGTTCACAGACAGGAACACTATATCAGACCAATAACGATCTCAACTGGGATATTGTTCCAAATACAGACCTCAAGGTCACGTTCTATAGAGCCGTCTTCGACACTACAAAGACAGGTACACTCACTCTTGGAAATAATCCATTCGAGTTCTTCAGACTGTCTAACGTAACTAGTGGATTTAACTATTATGGTGAGACCATCAAATCACTCGACCAGTTCACACTTTCAACTGGTACGGTTGCTAATAGTGACATTATTCTAGGAAGAACCAGCGGCGCTAATGGTGCAGTACTATCCAATGTTGGCGGAAAATATGTTATGGCCAATGCCGGTTATATACTCGGCGAAACCGTAAACGTATACAATTCTTATACCTGGTCTGATACTGGTCTGACGGCAACAATTGCAACTATGGTGGCGAGTGCGAGTGGCACCGTTCTGAACTATAAGGTGAGCGGTTCTAATGCAGCACTTGTTGTTAGTGGTTCAAATGGTAACTTCACTATTGGAAATAACTTCATTGGTATGGTCAGCAAGAAGAGGGCCCAGCTAGCCAATGTCGATAATCTAGCCTATAGTACCGTTGACTTTGAACCTACATTCTTGGCTTTCAATAAGTCAACATATGTATTTGAAATGCAAGCAGGTTCAGGTAGTTATTTCAAAATCAATAACAATCATAACTACACCTTTGGTGCTGAACAGACACTCTACTCAGCGTCCATGGTGGGTGGTGCACCAACAAACAATGTTCGCATAACATTGAAGTCAGCCTCAGCTAATGGTTATACCTCACCTGTCATCGACCTTGCGAGAATACATAGCGTGTATGTGAGAAATATCATAAACGCAAATACCTACAACGAAAATACAGTTGCAGGTGGGGCCCTCATCAACAAGTATGTGTCTAAGATCGTGACGCTTGCTGAAGGTCAAGATGCTGAAGATATCAGAGTTATCATCACAGGTTATAGACCACCAACATCTAATATTAAGATTTGGGTCAAGATTGTAAACAACGAAGATATTGAGACAATAAGACAGAAACCTTGGGTTGAACTTGGATATGTAGATCAGACAAGATTCTCATCTATTGCCGATCCTTCAGACTTTATTGAGTACTCATTCAAATTTCCATCAGCACCGAATGATAGACTGATCGTGAAGGATCTCAGCTCAGGCGCAACAATTAATGTTGGTGATGTGATCGTTTCTAATACAATCAACAACGTCATTATTAACTATACCGTACTGGCCGTTGAAGGAAACATTGCGACCGTATCTGGTACAGGCTTCATTGCAAATAGTAAGTCTGGTGGTTGGGCTAACGTCAGAACCTCAGATGGTGTAACCATCAAGGGTAATGCAAATATATCTATAGTTGGTTCTACATCAGCAACGATTGCCACAATTAATGCTGCAAGCAATGTGGTTCAATATAAGACAGACACAGGTATCACATACAACGGATACAAGCAGTTTGCTGTCAAGATTGGTCTGCTCGCAAACAACTCTGCTGTTGTTCCTAAAGTGGCCGATCTCAGAGTCATAGCATTGCAGGTATAATATGGACAAGAAAACTGAAGTTGAAGGATTTTACAAGGCGCCTAATGGTGCCTTGATAAATAAGGATAATGAGGCTCTCAGAGCCTATAAGATCAAGAAGCAACGAGAAGGTAAACTTGATATGTTAGAAAGTGAAATATCAGGATTGAAGAGCGACATGCAAGAAATTAAAGAACTACTCAGAGGATTGGTAAAGTAAGATGGCATTAGCTAACGTAGCCCTAACAGACACTTTTGACGTTTGGAGAACAAGAACAAACCAGATTGTAGTTTTGCTCAATGCAACTGACTCCAATCTGGTCTCTTTGACTTCTAATTCATCAGGAATAAGAATATCACCTAGTTCAAATGTAGTTGGTCGAGGTGGTAAGTTCTATATTGATGTTAGTCTTTCTACTGATACAGATGATGTTTCTAGTGTCAACATCGCCTCTACTCAGATTGCCAATACGAATAGACAGCTTACACGATTTGTCTATGGTGTAGCCAATACGAACAATACGAATCTGAGTACTAGCATCACCAACTTGACTGGTGCAGTCACTACAGCCAATACTGGTATCACCAATCTGACAGGTGCAGTAACCACAGCCAATACTAACATTACGAATCATAGTGGCGCTATTAATACAGCCAATACCGGTATCACTAACTTGACTGGTGCGGTTACTACAGCCAATAACAGCGTGGCGGCAGCTTTTGCAAAAGCCAACTCTGGTATGATATTGTATGCAGATTCGATTTCAGCCACAAGATATATGGTTTTTGCTAATGCCACATCAGGTTCAGCATATTCTGCTAACGTAAGTACAAGTTTAACATTTAATCCAAGTACCTCTAGATTTGATATTTTTGGTGCTACGGCCGCATTTGGTGTTGGATCAACGACTGGTGGAGTAGTAATTTATCAAAATCAGATTAACACAACATCAACTAACGGTCTTGCTGAGGTGGCTGTAAATTATTCAGGTTATAATCTCGGCACAACTCAGTTCAGAGACCTAAGAATCTTTGACGGTAAAAATGCCAGTGTGGCCTTATTTCAAGGTTCTGACAAAGGTCTCTATGTGTATGGTGATATCACAGGTTACTATTCATCTGACAGAACACTCAAGACAAACATCTCCAATATTACCAATGCTGTAGAAAAAGTACAGAAGATCAATGGTGTCGAATTTGATTGGACTGATGCTCACTTAGAGAACAGTGGTGGCACTGATGACTATTTCAAACGTAGGCATGATGTAGGTGTCATCGCACAAGAGATTGAAGCAGTTCTACCTGAAGTAGTTGGCACAAGGGCTGATGGTATCAAGGCTGTTAAGTATGACCGTATTGTGCCTTTACTTATCGAAGCAATCAAAGAACTCAAGCAAGAGATTGAGGAGCTTAAAGCAAGATGAGTCTACCAGGGGCTAATCTTAGTTTCACACTCATAAAAGCAGAATTAGGAAGAGGTAGCAACTCACCTCTTGATCTGGATGATCCTGAGGTAAGAAAACTGGCCAATACTGGGCTCAATAACACTCAAAGTATGTCAACTGGTCAACCAGTAAAACTATCAAATCTTAGAGGTAAGGCCAGAGTAACACGCACCGTTTCTGCAACGGCATTGAAGCAGAATATCTTGACTATCGCCGGCGCTTCTGGTAACTATGTGACTAATAATACATGGGCTACAGTGACAATCAATAGTGGCGTTATAATAGGTTCTGATGATGGTACAGTTGCACTGACATTGAATGGTAACACCGGCGATATAATGGAATTAGTTAACTATGGTTATATAAGTGGTAAAGGTGGTACTGGTGGTAACGGCGGTTCTGGTGAAGGAACTGAAGGTACGAACGCACTGAACGCTACATATAGAACTTCAATAACGAATAATGGTTATATTTGGGGCGGTGGTGGCGGTGGAGGCGGAGGTGCTGATGGCGGCGACGGTAGTAAATACCCTGCTTTTGTTGGCGGTGGCGCTGGCGGCGGCGGCGCCGGATATGTTGGTGGTGCCGGTGGTACTGGAGGCAATGGCGGCGGCCAATGGGCCGGCGGCGCCGGCATAGCGCCTGGCGGTACTGCTGGTGCAGGTGGTGACGGTGGTGGGCCAGGTTTATCTGGTGGTGATGGTGGTGCTTCTGGAGCTGGTGGTAAAGCCGCCGGATACTATCTTGTTGGAAGCACAAACGTCAATTGGCTAGTTACGGGTGATGTACGAGGGCGAATAGGATAAAAATTATGGACATAACTGTAAAAATTGTGAATTATGATGAGTCTACACATTCTCTAACTGTGAGTTTTACTGACGGTACACATAGTTCAAGTAATCTGTCTTTTCAAACTTTCAACTATCCAAACAAAACTACCGAAGAATTGCTCAAAGCTATAGCATATGTTGGAGTAGATACTCTCAAAAGAGAGAAGATCAGAGAAGATTTCAAAAAAAGAAAAGATATCGTTAGTGACCTGAAATCTCTAATAAATACATCGAAGACATATAACATGTTTGATATCATCGACAAGCCTGATGATAATGGTCTGGAAGTCAGTGTATGAGATTTATGGAAGCACCGATCATATGCAGAGGATTTGTTCTTTGTATAGGTCACATATCAGCCGACCATACTTTCGTTGTGACAGCCGAAGATACGATTAAAGACGGCACTTTTAGTCAAGTGAATTATGGTTTATATGGTGAATGTAAACTGTACGATCATCTAGATAATCTAGTCGATGATTGTATTGCTGGTGATTCATATGATGCAAGCCAATTTTATGGCAAAGGTTACAAATGCGTAACGCCTGAGAATATTGGTGGTTCATGGTTCTGTATCAATCCTCTACCTGCAACCAAGATATATGATTTTGAAGTGCTTGGTGAAGATGATACGAGAACGATAGTAGGTGATGGGATAGAAAGAACGATCATATGTGTGACAGGTAGCATGACTGTGAATGACAAGATGCTAACGGAAAAACAGTATGCTCGTATTCTGAATGGTAAGACGGCAAACATAACAATCGCTAAAGGATCGAAGGCCATCTACTTCAACGATTCTGGTAAAAAACAGGTAAACTAATATGGCAATTAATAGTACCGGAGCGATTAGTCTTGGTGGTTCAGTAACAGGTGAATCTATCGCCCTCGAATTGGGTCTTTCAGCAACCTCTCAAATTTCTATGAATGATGCAGTTGTTAGAACGCTGCTTGGTCTCGCTTCAGGTGACATCGGTTTTAATTCGGCGTACGGCAAGAGTAGTGCGTTGGCGTTTGGTATATCGTCTGGCGGCTACAATGGAACCAATCAAGGTCAATCGAAATATACATACGCAAGTGATGCTTGGACAGCTGGAACTGCTTTAGTTTCTGGCGCCAGAACCGCCTCAGTTTCGACTGCATCTGGAACGATTATGTATATCAATGGGGGAAGTCTTACAGGAGGCAATTTTCAAAATCCAATCGCTTCCACTGAAAAATATGTATTTTCGTCCGACGCCGTTACTAACTTTGCTACAGCTACTCCTTCAAGTCGTGGTCTTGGACATGGTATGACGAATATAAGTACGGTAGGTATTTTTACTGGTGGCACAGGCGGTGCAACGTATAACTCAACGAGTTCAAAACTTACATATTCAAATGATACTTATGTAGCTGGCGGCACTCTCGCTTACATAATATATACCAGTTCTTGCGGAACTGGGTTTGGGACTACATTAATTGGATATCGTGCCAGTGGTATTATTCAGGCAGGTACAGCCATCATGCCAGTAGATAAATATACATTTTCTGCTGACACTTCAGCAGCCGGCACTTCACTGACGGCTTCAGTGCGAGGAGCTTCGATCAATTCTGGTACTCCTCTTGTTGGAGTAACATTGGGGGGTTTTAATGAAAGCACCGTTCATTACAACAGTGTTTTCAAGTATACATTCTCGAACGACACAGTAGCAAGTGGAACAAACTTAGGAACTACTAGATCATCGGGTGCTGCATTATGTTCAAAAACTACTGGATACGGCGCCGGTGGTTATGCGGCAAGCGTACTTACTGCTGTAACAAGTAGCTATGTTTTTTCATCAGATGTTACTGCAACTGTAACGGCTCTTCCGACAACTAGATATAGAAGCAGCGGACATGGAGCAGCACCTAATGGTATTGGTTAATAATAATATAGGAGTGATTTATTATGCACGCTAAAAATAATAGATTAAACAAAGATTTTCAAATTGCTTATTTTTTAGCTGGTTCTTGTCATACAGCTGATGGTGCTTATAGTTTATTGAAGGATCTTCAAGAAGATAGAGAAATGTCATTAGCTATGATTGAATCTTCAGAATTAAAACAACAAGCTAAAATCTTAAAAGCTCAAAGAATGATTGATAGCGGAGACGAAGTTAGCATATTAAAAGGTAAATCTATTCTTATGGAAGCTAAAAATACTAAAGCTTTTACTTTACGCAATATTGAAGCAGCAAAAAAAGAATTAGAGTTTATCAACAAGTGTATCGAAAAGATCCAGCCGCATCGTCGCTTCAAAGACCTGCCAGATCCAGAAGCACACGAAGCCGCTCAATACGATGAGTGGAAGATGGAGCTAATCAGCAGGGCTGAAAATAGTCTTTTAACTAATGGAAACATTCCAACGGAACACTTTGTCACGATGAGGATGCACCCAGCGTTTATCGATGAGATCCTACCGGCCATAGAAAAGATCAGATGGATCGCCAGCAAGGGTGACCCTATGTCAGTAGTTATTCAGACCATCCAGGAAGAGAGAATAGATATTCCTAAATTACTAGAATTGAATCAAATAAATCTTACAGCGTTAAGTGACAAATAGAGGCCTCTATTGTAGGGATATCAAACCATATAGATGGATAAATATCTAAAGGATTGAAAAAGGTCGAACCATGGCAGCTTATGTAGAACTCTATATGGATCAAGGTGCATCATTCAACAATGTCATCAATATCACAGATGACTTGACGAATGACTATATCAATGTGGCCAATTACATTGTTAGGAGCCAGATGCGCCGCTCATACTACTCTTCAAATGCTGCCGCAAACCTTGTGTGTGCCATAACAAACGCAGCCAATGGTGAGATTACTGTAACTTTGGCAGCTGCCAATACTTCTAATGTTAAGGCGGGTAGATATCTTTTTGATTTGGAAACTGAAGATCCAACTGGTATTGTGGTTAGAGTATTGGAAGGTATCATTACTGTAAATCCTGGTATCACAAGGTAAAAAGATATGGCCGTAGTACAGCAAACTGGCATCCGAGTTAGCATAAATAAACAGAGTAGAGACAACATTAGAACAGTTGCTATGCCTCCAGCCGCTGCATCAAAGCAGCTACGAGGTTTGACAGACGTTGATGCTACCACTTTGATTGACAATGAAGCCGTGATATATGATGCAGGCTCAGACAAATTTGTCGTGAAAGTCATACCAGTAATCGACGGGGGAACATTCTGAAGTGGCAAATACAACAATTCAGATCAAGAGATCCTCTGTCAATACCGCACCGACCTCTCTTGCTGCTGGCGAACCAGCATATTCATATAGCTCAAATACACTTTATGTAGGTTCTGCAAACGGTTCGTCATTGACAATTGGTGGTGGGCGATATACTAAAATCATTGATGATGCTAATAATGTAAATAATCCTAGCACTCTCGTACTCAGAGACAGTCAAGGCAATTTCTCAGCAAATACAATCACAGCAAATATCACTGGTGTTCTTACTGGTGTCGCTAATTCTGCTAGTGTATGGGCAACACCTAGAATAATTGGCGTCGAAGGTGATGCTAATGGTGTTGTGTCCGTTAACGGTGGTGCGAACGCTAACATTCCTCTCGTTCTTAATGTAACAGGTGTCACCTCTGGTACCTATGGTGGTGCTAATCAAATACCTTCTTTCACAGTAGATGCGAAAGGTAGATTGACGAGAGCTGCAAATGTGGCTATCAACACCACTCAAGGTATTGCTGCCAATTCAGGTTCGGCGATACTTCAAGTTGGTGAAACCCTCTCATTCATTCAAGCATCAAATGGTATCGTAACAACTGTAGTCGATACAGCACCAGGTGTCAATGTAAACTTCGCTCTCGATAGTACCGTATTCCGTTCATGGGGTGGTACAATTCAGGGTGATGTTGGAATTGCTGGTAATCTTTCAATCACTGGTAACACAACCTACATCGGTGTGCAGACGCTATCTGTAACCGATCCTTTGATCTATCTGGCCGCAAATAACTATGCGACAGACTTAGTAGATATTGGTTTCATAGGTAACTACGTCAACTCAGCTGGCTATAATGTACACACTGGTGTATTCAGAGATTCTACGACCAAAGAGTACTATGTTTTCCAAGAGTACAACAAAGAGCCAATTAACAACATAATTGATCCTGCTGGTAACAACTTTACTATTTCAGTTCTCAATGCGACCTTGAGAACAAGTAATGTTATTCTTGGTGGTCAGAATACGATATCCTGGATTACTAACGCATACAATCAGGCCAACGCAGCCATTGGTGCAGTAGTAACAGGCAACGGATATGCAACAGCCGCCTTCGCTCAGGCTAATGCAGCCATTGGTGCTATCGTTACAGCTAACACATATAGTGCCAACCTTGGTGCAGCCATCACTACAGCCAATGGTTATGCTACGAGTGCCTTTGCTCAGGCCAATGCTGCGTTATATGCTGCCAATACCATCAATGCTAATATTGTCATAGTTAATTCTAACATAGCCAATCTCACTGGTGCAGTTACTACAGCCAATACTAATATTACAAATCATAGTGGTGCTATTAATACAGCGAATGGCTATGCAACCTCAGCCTTTACTCAAGCTAACCTGGCCATTGGTGCTATCGTATCAGCTAACGCCAATATTGCAGCATCATTTACTCAGGCCAATGCAGCTATTGGTGCCATTGTAACGGCCAATACATATGCTGCAAACCTCGGCGCTGCTATCACTACGGCCAATGGATATGCTACAAGTGCCTTCGCTCAGGCTAACCTAGCTATTGGTGCCATTGTTTCAGCCAACGCAAATATTGCAGCCTCATTTACTCAGGCCAATGCAGCTATTGGAGCTATTGTAACAGCTAACACATATGCTGCAAACCTCGGCGCAGCTATCACTACAGCCAACGGATATGCCACAAGTGCCTTTGCACAGGCTAACCTAGCTATTGGAGCTATTGTTTCTGCAAATGCCAACATATCAGCCTCATTTACTCAGGCCAATGCAGCTATTGGAGCAATTGTTTCAGCCAATGCTAATATATCTGCGGCCTTCGCTCAGGCTAATGCAGCCATTGGTGCCATTGTAACGGCCAATACATATGCCGATAATCTTGGTGCTGCTATCACTACAGCCAACGGATATGCAACCTCAGCCTTTGCTCAGGCTAACCTGGCCATTGGTGCTATTGTCTCAGCCAATGCCAACATATCAGCCTCGTTCGCTCAGGCTAACCTTGCGATTGGTGCTATTAATACTGCCAATAACAACGCAGCCAACCTTGGTGGTGCCATAGCCACGGCCAATGGTTATATTGCAAATGCCTTTGCTCAAACATTTGGTCAAGCCAACTTAGCATTTTTTCAAGCCAACCTGGCAATTGGTGCTATTAATACCGCAAACACTGATATCACTGGTGCCAGTTCAAACATAGCCAACCTTGGTGGTGCAATTACTACATCTAATAGTTATGCTACTGGCGCCTTTACACAGGCTAATGCAGCCATCGGCGCAGTATTAACGGCCAATGGTTATGCCGTCTCGGCATTCACTCAAGCTAATCTGGCTTTGGGTGCTATTAACACAGCCAATACTGATATTACTGGCGTCACCTCTAACATAGCCAATCTTACTGGTGCAGTGGTCACATCTAATGGATATGCTACTAGTGCCTTCGCTCAGGCTAATGCTGCTATCGGAGCCGTCACCTCAGCAAATAGTAATATCACTGGCATAAGCTCGAACATAGCCAACCTTGGTGGTGCTATCACAACTGCCAATGGTTATGCAACCTCTGCCTTTGCTCAGGCCAATTCTGCTATCGGAGCAGTTACTACGGCCAATGGATATGCTACTGGTGCCTTTGCTCAGGCCAATGCTGCCATTGGAGCCATCAGCACAGCAAACGGAAACATCACTGGCATCACCTCTAACATAGCCAATCTCACTGGTGCTCTTGTTACGGCAAATACCAATATTACCCAGCATGGTGTAGTACTAACCACTGCAAACGGAAACATCACGGCCGCCTTCAACTATGCCAACACTCGATATTCTGCAAATGGTGGTACTATATTTGGTGACGTTATCATTCAAGGTAACTTGAGTTTTACTGGCAATTCAACAGTTTATTCAAGCAATAACGTCGTTATCGATGACCCTATCATCATATTAGCCAATAACAACATCACTTCAGATATAGTTGATGTTGGTTTCATAGCTCACTACTTGAATACTGGAAGCAAGATTGTTCACACTGGTCTTTTCCGCGATTCTGCAAATAAAGAATGGTATCTATTTAATGAATACTATGATGATGCTCTACTGTATAACACAAATCATATTGATCCCGTTGGTAACAACTTCACCATCGATGTACTAAACGCATCTATCAAATCCAACAACATCATACTGAACGGTCAAAATGTTGTCACATGGATAACAGGTGCCTTTGGTCAAGCCAATTTAGCCATTGGTGCAATATCTGCCGCCAACCTTAACATCACCAACCTTGGTGGTGCAATCACTACAGCCAATGGTAACATAACCGCCTCATTCAACAAAGCGAACAATGCTCTTCCTAACACATCAGGAGCATTTTTCAACGGTACATTATCTACTACAAATGATCTTATTTCGTATGGTGTTCTCCAATCATTACAGGCCAGCGGCGGTGAAGGCGGTCAACTCAACCTTGCAGCAGCACCAACTGGTAACCTGAACGGCCCTATTGCCATCGACATATATCTCAACAAGATAAGAATTTTTGAAACTACAGGCAATAATCGTGGCGTCTTCATCGATCTTTCTACAGCCAATGCTTCGGTAGGAACCGACCTACTGGCAGGTGGCGGCGGTGGAGGCACTGTCGATACGATAGCAAGAGGTTATGCAACGAGCGCTTTCGATCAGGCCAATTCTGCTATCGGAGCAGTTACTACGGCCAATGGATATGCTACTGGTGCCTTTGCTCAGGCCAATGCAGCCATTGGTGCAGTCAGCACGGCCAATACCAACATCACCGGTTTCACTTCAAATGTAGCCAATTTAAGTGGTGCAGTTACTACGGCCAATGGATATGACACATCAGCTTTTGCACAGGCCAATGCTGCAATAGGTGCAGTTACTACGGCCAATGGATATGCCACATCAGCTTTTGCACAGGCCAATGCTGCAATAGGTGCAGTAGGAACAACCAACACCAATATTACAGGCATCACATCTAACATAGCCAATCTTACTGGTGCGATAACCAACGCTAATACTGGTATAACGCAGCATGGTGTAGTACTAACCACTGCTAACGGTAATATCACATCCGCCTTTGGTCAGGCCAATCTTGCCATTGGTGCCGTTACTACTGCTAACGGAAACATCACTGGTATAACTTCAAACATAGCTAATCTTACTGGTGCAGTCAGCACAGCCAATACGGGTATAACGCAGCATGGTGTAGTACTAACCACTGCTAACGGTAATATTACATCAGCATTTAACCAAGCCAACTCTGGTTTATATGCAGCCAATACCATCAATAGCAACATCGTAATAGTCAATTCGAATGTGGCCAACTTAACTGGTGCGGTGACAAATGCCAATACTGGTATCACTCAGCATGGTGTGGTTCTAACCACCGCTAATGGTAACATTACCTCAGCATTTAACCAAGCCAACTCTGGTTTGTATGTGGCCAATACCATAAATACTAGCATAACTGCTATAACTTCAAATATTGCCAACCTTGTTGGTGCATTGAATACTGCCAACGGTAACATCAACGCAGCATTTACGAAGGCCAATACGGGTAGTTCTGGTGGTAGTTCTACTGGTAGCAATATCTATCTCGCATACAATTTTGGAGGTCTCTAAATGCCTGTAACAGCTACACCTATATTTGCACAGGTACCCAACGTAGGTGCATTGAACGCAATTCTTTCTACAGCAATGACTAATACGACCGCATTTGATGGTACAATGGCTACTGGAACAGCCATGGCTCTCGCCTATACAGCTGGCTCTAACGGTTCTCGTGTCGATCAGATTACCTGTAGGTTTGCATCTACTAACGGCAATACCGCATCAGGTACCTCAGCCGCTACGGTGGCTCGTTTCTGGATTAACAACGGTTCTGTCAATACAACCGCCACTAACAACATCTTCTTAGGTGAAGTGGCCTTGCCTGCAACTGCGGTGACTGCACTAGGTACAACTGCACTAACAGTATACAACCTACCTCTTCCTCCTGGTGGTCTAAATCTTCCTGCAACATATCGTATCTATGCGGGAACAACAGTAGCAGCAGGTGGCACTAACATTGCCATAGCAGTAAATGCTCTTGGTGGAGATTACTAAGTGAGTACACCGCAGCAGCTCTCAGCGTTCAATAATCAGATACCACAGAGGTACACGATAAAGAGTCTTACTGCGGCATATACTGTTACAGGTGCTGATTATGGAGCTATTTTACAGTTTTCTTCTACAGGAGCTATCACATGCTCTTTACCACCTGCGGCTACTGTAGGTGTTGGATTTAATGTTTGGATCTGGTCTGATAAGTCTACAGGGTTATTAACTATTTCTCCTATATCTGGAACAATAAGCGCCGCCGCATCTATTAGTATTGCAAGAGGTAATGCTGTTCAAGTAATCAGTGATGGTCTTAATTGGATGATTGGATCTGTGCGTGATACTAACGGTTTTGCTTTTGATAACGCTGGAAGTTATAGTACCCGTGCAGTTGCTACTGGTTCCGGCAGTTTTGCAATAGGTTATGCGGCATCTGCAACAGCAGGTTTTAGTGCCGCAATAGGTACAAACTCAGGTGGTAGTGGTTCACAAACCGTTACTGGCGGCGGTGCAATGGCCCTCGGCGGCTCTTACGCATCTGGTCAAGACTCATTTGCGGCGGCAATTGGAAACAACACCAGCACCTATGGGGCGCAAGGAACAAACTCAATTGCTATCGGAAATACTGCAAAGTCCACTGGAGCAGGCAGTGTTGCAATTGGCGTGGGTGCTACTTCAACCACTAATTATAGCGTTTCAATAGGCTATGGGGCGCAAACTACTACAGGTACTTACGCACTCGCTCTTGGTGCAAGCACAAGTGCAACTACAAATGGTACAGCAATTGGCTTAAATTCTGCTGGCAATGGGTCTACGGTTACTGGTGTTGGTTATGGAGGAACCGCCATCGGCGGCTCCTACGCATCTGGAGCAGACTCGTTTGCGGCTTCGATTGCCAATATAACCAGCACCTATGGGGCGCAAGGAACAAACTCAATTGCATTGAGCGATAGAGCTAAAGCAACTGCTGGCCAGTCGGTTGCTATCGGTCAATTATCACAGGCAACTGGAACGTCCTCTGTTTGCTTATCGGGTTATGGAGCCGTTGCATCAGGAACAGCTTCGATTGCTATCGGAACAAATTCAGATTTTGGCGCTCCTACAGCTTCTGGGCAAGGTTCAATTGTTATTGGAGATGGCGTTGTAGCCACACAACGATATTCAGTTGCTTTAGGATATGGTGCAAGCTCTGCCGTATCTGGAAAATTTGCAAGCTCTAGTGGAAGGTTTGCAGCAGCAGGCGATAGTCAGCAGGCATCTTTGGTTCTTCGAGCCGCCACAACTGACGCAACTGCAACAGTTCTTTTGTCTTATTCGACCTCTGCGAGTGCAACTAATCAAATTATCCTTCCTAACAACTCCGCATACACTTTCAGTATAATGATTGTTGCACGACAATCGGCGGCGGGTGGTACAAAATCAGCCGCATGGAAAATTGAAGGTTTAATAAGACAAGAAGGCACAGCAGCCAGCACTACATTAGTCTCATCAATTTTAACTACTATCAGCAATGTACCAGGTTGGGGTATTGCAGTCAGCGCGGATACGACCAATGGTGGTCTAGCTATCACAGCGACGGGCGCAGCGGCCACTAATATACGTTGGGTAGCAACAGCACAAACAAGCGAAGTAACATACGCATAAGGAGAAATTATGGCAATTCAAGTAGACTTAACAACTTCACAATTTGGTATACCTTTCAGTGGTGCATACTTTCGCATTGCAACGGCTGCTATTTCACGACAGCGTGGTGATAATCCAAAGTTTACAGTAATGATCGACATTGTTGGTTATGGTACACCTACTCCTGGTCCAGATACCCGTGAAGTAGATTTCCGCCGTTATCATACACCATTAGATCAGATCGAATCAAGAGATGGTGCAGACTTTCTAAGTAAATGCTATTCTTGGGTAATGGCTCAAGAAGATATGCAAGGATCAATCGGGGTTTAAATGGCTATAAATTTTGACCATACCGCTACTGGTAACGTAACGATCAAATCTACTAGCTCAGGTACGATAACGCTTACTCTACCATCATCTAATGGTCTTTCAGACTATATGATTATCACTGACGGTACAGGTAATCTTTCATTTTCAGCTAATACCACTAACATAGCAGTAGCAGCCTTCACTCAAGCTAACGCAGCCATTGGTGCCGTTACTACTGCAAATGCAAGCATCACTGGTATCACTTCAAACATAGCCAATCTTACTGGTGCGGTTACTACAGCCAATACCAACATCACTCAGCATGGTGTGGTATTAAACACAGCCAACGGTAATATCACGGCCGCCTTTGATAAAGCTAATACAGGCGGGGCCGGCGCTATAATATATACCGATTCGGTTTCTGCAAGTAGATATCTTGTTATGTCGAGTAATACTTCAGGTTCATTTGCTCAAGCCAATATTGGTTATGGATTAACATTCAATCCATCTTCTAACCAGATGACAATCAGCCATGGTACTAACGGACCTAGATTTTATCTTACACAGACTGGAACTGGTGGTATACCGCCTTATATCTTGTTTACAAGAACAGCGGGTTCAGGTACATTTCACGGTGTCATAAACTGGACAACAACAGCTTCTGATTTATCTAGTACGATGTCTTCTACGATTCAAGCCTCTGGTTCACCAACCATGCCAACTCAAGCTCAGTCACTATTATATTCGGCATTTACTGACCATAGATTCAATGTTGTAAAAGGTAGCGGTAATACACAGTTTGCAAATGCTTCTGTTGAAGTGGTCCGCATTGACAATAGCGGTAACGTAGGTATTGGTACAACCTCACCAACTTCAAATCTTCATGTTATTGGTACTGCAAACATTTCATCAAGCTTGTCAGTAGGAAATACAGTATTTGCAACTCACTTTGATAACGTATCAGATATCAAATTGAAAGAAAATGTAGAGCCGCTACACAATACGATGATAACCCTCAACCAGTTGAATCCTGTCAGTTTCACATGGAAAAGTGACGGCACCAAATCATTCGGGTTGATAGCACAAGAAGTAGAAAAGATTCTACCAGAAATTGTCCATACCAAAGACGACGATATTAAGACAGTCTCATACGTTCAGATTATTTCTTTACTCATATCTGCACTGAAAGACCAACAAGCACAAATAGATGATATAAATAGAAGACTGAATGCCTAGTAATCCACAGGAGGTCGAAGATGGCAAAGTACGCAACAACTAAAGTATTAAAGAAAGCAACCCCTACAGTAAGAACCGCAGACCAAGTAGTCAAATCTTGGGAAGTTGAAGTTCTCTATACTCACACCCGCGATAACGGCACCACATGGGCCCGCTCCTATCCTGCGACAGAAGATGTTGAATATCTCAACAAGACCGCAGCTCAATTCACCAAGGCTGAACTCATCGGATACATGAATCCAAATATGGATGTTATCTTCGATGCCCACTATGAAGCACACAATCTTCCTGCAACCGAAGAAAAAGTTTCTAATTTCAACTTGAATGATTTGACTTAATCTTTTTACATCATGGAGTTATGTTATGACTGAAGAAACTACAGTAGAAGAACAGAAGATGCGTGTCGTAATGCTAGCCTCTCCGTCCCACGATGGTCGGTTAGAAGTATGGCATGCCGCTGCCCTTGCTGAAACATGCAAGATCGGTATTGCAAATGGAATTAATGTCGTTCCAATCTATATGTCTTATGACTCCCTCGTTCAGAGGGCCCGTAATGATATCTTCCAGATGGCCGTAGAAGCAGAGGTTGATGACCTTTTCTTCATTGACACAGACCAAGACTGGAATCCTCAAGACTTTTTCAGAATGTTGTCACACGATGTAGAAGTCGTCGGTGCACCTGTACCAAAGAAGTCCGATATAGAGATGTACAATGTCAAGCTCATCGACAAATTCGAAGTCGGTGATAATGGCCTTTGTGCCGTCAATGGTGTTGGTACAGGCATGATGCGTATCCGTAAAGATGCTCTTCTCAAGATTTGGGAAGCATCGGAAGAATATAAAGAACCTCATAAAGAGAGACCAACACGCTCCGTATTTGAAGTTAAGATTGTCGATGGTGAATTGTGGTCAGAAGATATCGTGTTCTGCAAGAAGTGGGCTGATCTTGGTGGTACTATCTACCTTGATCCTCTCGTAAATGCAGCACACATCGGACCAAAGCGTTGGGTTGGTAATTTTTATGAATGGATAAAACTGTTCAATAAAAGGTAACCGCCGATGGCAATTAAGATAAGTGGTGTTACAGTTCTGCAATACGATGGTGCTGGTTCTTCCAGCACCAACATTGCTGTTGGATCGAATGCTCTTTTTTCAAATACTACAGGTATACAAAACACTGCTGTTGGTGCTGCCGCCCTTTACAGCAATAGTACTGGTCAAGTCAATTCAGCTTTTGGAAATAACGCTCTTCAGGCCAACACAACTGGTTCATATAATACAGCCGTAGGTGCTAGTGCCCTTTACAGCAACACTACCGGTGTCAATAATACAGCAGTAGGTTACTATGCTCTTCAGGCTAACACAATTGGGCAAGGTAATATTGCTTTAGGATATGGTGCTCTCGATACTAATACTACAGGAAATTACAATATTGCCATAGGGTATGCTGCGCTACAGTCTAGCACCACTGATGGTTATAACATTGCTATTGGTTATCAAAGCATGTATTTCAATGCTGGTGGCGTTCAAAATACGGCCGTCGGTACATCATCACTACAAAACAACACTACTGGTGGTTCAAATACTGCAATAGGTTACTATGCTCTCTATACCAATACTACTAGTCAAAACAATGTAGCAGTAGGTTACTATGCTCTTTATTCAAATACTACTGGTGGTTCAAATACTGCTGTCGGTGCTAATGCCCTTTTCACAAATACTACCGGTGTCAATAATACAGCAGTAGGTATGTATGCTCTTCAGGCTAACACAATTGGGCAATATAATACTGCTGTTGGTCATCGAGCATTATTTTCTAACACCACAGGTGGAAGTAATGTAGCAGTAGGTATGTATGCTCTTTATTCAAATACCACAGGTGTAAACAATACTGCCGTTGGTTATGGAGCACTGAGTGGTATTAGTATAGCTACCGACAATACCGCCATTGGATGGCAAAGCCTATATAGCAGCACTACTGGCGGTAATAATACCGCAATAGGTTCGAATGCACTCTATACTAACACTACTGGTACCGATAATGTGGCTATCGGTTGGTATGCTCTTCAGGCCAGTACTATTGCTCAATATAATGTTTCTATAGGTAACCTATCTCAAAGAAACAACACTACTGGTGGTTCAAATACTGCTGTTGGTTCGAGTAGCCTTTGGGCTAATACTACAGGCATATCTAATGTTGCTATTGGATTTCAAGCTCTTTATAACAATACCGTTTTTGCTAATGTTGCTATTGGATATCAAGCTCTCTATACCAATACTATTGGTAGCAACGTAACAGCCGTTGGTTATGCAGCCCTCTTTAGCAATACAACTGGCAACTATAACACTGCTGTTGGTTATTTTGCTCTATATACAAACTCTGTCGGTACACAAAACACTGCAATGGGTTACTATGCTCTGCAACTTAATACAACAGGTAATTATAATACAGCAGTTGGTATTCAGGCCTTACTTAGCAATACTATTGGTACTAATAATACGGCCCTTGGCCACACCGCAATGTATAATAACACTACAGGCGTATATAACACTGCTGTTGGTTCACAAGCCCTATACTATAATACCATTGGTATACATAATACGGCTGTAGGTCTCAATGCCCTAACCAACAACATTACAGGTTCTTATAATACTGCTGTAGGTAGTTACGCATTGCAGAGTGCTGGCACAGGTTCAGGTACGAACAATACCGCAGTTGGTTACGGATCATTATATGCAATCACCAATGGTTCTAACAATGTGGCCGTGGGCATGTATGCTCTTTATAATAATACCACAGCCACATATAATACGGCTGTAGGTTCAGGTGCTCTTCAGTCTGCCATCGGTGGCCAATATAATACAGCTTTAGGTGGTGGCGCATTAAATACAGTCGTATCGGGTATAGGTAGTACTTCTGTTGGTTATAATTCTCTGTATCAGGCAACAGGTTCATATAACATAGCATTAGGATACTATGCACTTTTCGGTCTGTCAACAGGTGTAAACAATATTGGCATAGGTTATCAGGCCGGCCAAAGCATAACAACCGGTGCTAATAACGTAGTCATCGGTGCATATACAGGATCGACTGCACCCATTTCTAATACAGGTAACAATAACATAGTAATTTCTGATGGTGTAGGTAACATAAGGCTAGTTATAAATCCTAACGGTAATCTTGGTATCAACACAACAGCACCTACCGCAAACTTACATGTCGTAGGTAATACCTATATCACCACTTCACTTGGTATAGGTACACCTGCATCAGGTGTGACTGGTGAAATCAGAGCCGCCAATAACGTAACTGCCTACTATTCTTCAGACAGAAGACTCAAAGAAAATATCATTACGATTACAAACTCACTAGATAAAGTAAATCTAATCAGTGGTGTAGAGTTCGATTGGACGGACGACTATCTTAAAAATCAAGGTGAGATAGATGGTTACTTTGTCCGTAAGCACGATGTTGGTGTCATTGCTCAGGAGGTAAGAGAAGTTCTACCTGAGGTTGTTGGTGAAAGACAAGATGGTATGCTAGCCGTAAAGTACGACCGTATCGTACCTCTATTAATTGAGGCCATCAAAGAACTCAGAAGAGAAGTTGAAGAACTCAAAGCGAGATAATTTTTTATGGCACAAACAGCTAATACACTAGGCGCAGAAGGTATTCTGCTTGATACCGCAGAGATTGTCAAGATAACCTATAGAGGTACTGGCAATGTGATGACACTGAATGGTGATGCCATTCTTATCCCTGTAGGCGATAATACAACGAAACCAACTGCACCTGAAAGTGGAATGATCCGTTATAATACTTCGAACAACGCATTTGAAGGTTATATCATCAATGGTTGGGCACCATTTGCTGCCAACGTCAACATTGGATCATATCTGGCCAATAGCAATGTCACACTTCAAGGTAGCCTAGTTGTTGCAGGTAATCTCAGAGTTACTAGTAATGCCACATTTGAAACTGATGTAAGAAGCAATACAGGTAATGGTTACTTCACCTCAGGTCGTGTGTTTACGAATACTCTATCTTCATCTGATTCTAATGTGTCTATCAAACTCGATGCCGTAACAAACAAGAGACATATCTTCAGTGCATATGGATTTGATTTTAAGGACGACAATGGCATTCTCACACCCGTAAATTATGGTACTCGTACAGTTATAACATATACAGGTTCAGATCAATCTTTTGTCGTACCGACAGGTATAACAAGAATATTCACCAAACTTTGGGGTGCAGGTGGTGGCGGCGGATCATATGGTGGTTGGCGACAGGGTTCTCTAGGTGGTGCTGGCGGATATAGCATGGGTATATTACAGGTTGTTCCTGGAGAAACCTGTAATATAAGAATCGGTCAAGGTGGTTCGGCCCGTGCAAATTCTATAACATCATATCCTGATGGAGGTGCACCTGCAACATCTACTTCAGACAATAGATATTGCGCTTCTGGTGGTGGTTCTTCTAGTATTAATGTTCCTTCTCGCGGCTGGGTTCTCGTGGCTGGCGGTGGTGGTGGTGGGGGTGCAGTAAACGGCTATGACTTAAATAGTGGCGGCGCTGGTGGTGGAACAGTAGGTCATATCGGTAACATAACATTATACAATCGTAATGAGAGTAATGGTAGGGGTGGGACACAATCTGCTGGTGGAGATGGTGGAACCGCAAACTACACTAATGGGCAAGCCGGAGCTGCATTTTTAGGAGGGACTCATCAATTTGGCTCTCCTTATGGCGGCGGCGGCGGCGGAGGTTGGTATGGTGGAGGATCAGGTTGCTATAGTAGTGCATATGGTTCTATGGGCGGCGGCGGAGGTGGTTCAGGATATGTACACTCTTCAGTCTTGATGGGTCAAACTTATACTGGTAGTTCTTTTACGCCTCCATTTTTTCAAGATCCAGACCTGTCCACAGATAACACCTATCAATATGCAAGAGGTGGTGATGAGGCAGGTCAAGGTGGTCATGGTCTAGCAATCCTGTATTACTAAAAGAGGTCAAAATGAATTACGGCGTAGCAATCATGTTCATACTACCTCAGGCCAAATGGAAGCTGTCTGGTAATACTGTTCCTGAAGGTGGTTGGAAATATGAAGATATCATTTGGGAAGACCTTTTCTATCCTAAACCAACAGAAGAAGAGCTTCAGACTGCATGGAAATATGCACAACTATCTGACGACTATAGACTAGAGAGAGCGAAACACTATCCTACAGCCGATCAGCAACTAGCCATCATATTTGACAAAGGTATAGAAGGTTGGAGAGAATACATACAGAATGTTAAAGATAACATTCCCAAACCTGATGTACAATAAATACCAGAAAACAGAAGGTAGTTAAATGTCAATTCCATCAACAAGAGAGCAATTCAAAGACTGGTGCCTCAGAGAACTAGGTTTCCCTGTTATTGAGATCAATGTTGATGATGACCAGGTCGAAGATAGAATTGACCAGGCCCTTCAATACTATCAGCAGTTTCACTTTGATGGTGTAGAACGCTGGTATCTAACACATGAAATTACCTCTACTGATATGACAAACAAGTATATCACTATACCTGACTCTATCATTGGTGTCAATCGCATTTTTCCTATTGGTTCCACCAATGCTTCAGTTAACATGTTTGATCTTCGCTATCAGTTGCGTCTACACGAACTTTATGACTTCACCTCTACTTCATATGTACAGTATGCTCTCACACAGCAACATATTCGCACACTCGACCTTCTTTTCTCTGGTGAGACACCAGTTCGTTTCAATCGTCATACAAACAAGCTTTATATTGACCAGAACTGGATCAGCGGCGTGACACCAGGTGAATGGATTGTCATCGAGTGCTTCATCATCATAGATCCAAATACATACACCAAGGTCTACAATGACCTGATGCTCAAGAGATTGGCCACAGCATACATCAAAAAGCAGTGGGGTAATAACATGAAGAAGTTTGGTGGTATGCAGCTACCAGGCGGTATTACCATGAACGGTCAGCAAATCTATACCGAAGCGATGGATGAGATCAAAGAACTAGAGCAACTGATAAGAGATACCTACGAAGAACCACCTATGTTCCTGGTAGGTTAAGATATGGCAACTTCAGTATATTTCAATAACTTCTCACCAGCATCTACAAATGAGCAGCGTCTCATGGAAGATAACATTGTCGAGTCTATCAAGATTATGGGCCATGACTGCTGGTATGTTCCTCGTGAAGGTTTCAATGAGGTCGATTCTCTAT